GCTGATATAGTTGCAGACCCCTCCGCTCCTAACGCATTTGTAGAGGGAATAATGGAAGGAAAAGAGTGGGTTTGGAATCATGGTTCACTTGTTGAAGCAGAACTCGCACTTGCTAAAAAACGTATAGAGGAAAAAGCACGTTCTAGAAAATCTAAACAAGAGGCACTAGAGTTCGCAAAATTCCTCAAAATGTTATAATTTATAAATAATATTTAATAAAGAGTACATAAGGAGAATCCCCATGGCGGATAACGAATTAGATAAATCAATTGAGGAGCTTGAAGCCGAAGTTCTAGCAGAACTTGAAGAGGCCGCACATGATGCTCCTACAAAAGGCGCTGTTCCTGCTGAACCAATGAAAAAAACCAAAAATGGTGAAGTTCAAGACTTGGGTAAAGCAGTAACCGATCCTATGCAAAAAGACGCACCCTCAAAGAAAGCATCTGGTGCCGCTAAAGAAGTTGGTGGAGATGCAGCTCAAAAGGGTGAAGGAAAACCTGACAAAATGCAAAAATTAAAAGCTGCTTATCATGAAGGTTTCTCTGATGAAGAAATCAGAGAACTTTGTCATTCTAAAGACCATGACTGTGCAACAGTCGTAGAACATCCAGTATGGGGTAAAGGAAAACCTGTTCATTCCTCACACGCAATACCTGATGATAACGGATACGTTGAATGGTATGATGTTCAGTTCAAACATGGTATAGAAGAAAAAGTCATGGCAGAAGATATGGAAATAATTGTTTCTGAAGGTCATCACAAAAATGAGGGTGCTCATGAAGATCCAAAGAAAATGACTAAAGAAAAACTTCATGCAGCTATGAATAATATGATGAAAGGTGAGAAGAAAGACATGATGGTAGCCATGTATCATGGCATGATGAAAGCAAAAGAAGGCGCTCACGAAGATGACGAAGAAGATAAAGATAAGATGGAAGCTATTGAAAGAAGAATCAAAGAGGTAGACGTTACAGAACACGTTGAAGCTCTTGTCAATGGTGAAGGAGACTTATCAGAAGAATTTAAACGTAAGGCTGCAACAGTATTTGAAGCTGCGGTTAAATCAAAGATTCGTACAGAAGTCGAAAGATTAGAAGAAGAGTACGAAAGTAAACTAAATGAAAATGTAGAATCAGCAACAGAAGAGATGGTTGAAAAAGTTGATACCTATCTCAACTATGTTACTGAGGAATGGATGAAGGAAAATGAAATCGCAGTTGAACGTGGACTGAAAGGTGAGATTGCAGAAGATTTCATTTCTGGTTTGAAACAGTTGTTTGAAGATCATTACATTGATGTTCCAGATGAAAAATATGACATACTGGAAGCACAATCTGAAAAAATTTCTGAACTAGAGGGCAAACTTAGTGAAACTATCGAGAAGAATGTTTCATTAAAAGACAATAATGCTAAACTGGTTAGGGAACAAGTCATATCTGAGGTATCCGAAGATTTGGCTGATACTGAGGTTGAAAAGTTTAAGTCTTTAACAGAAGATGTAGATTACTCTGACGAAGAATCTTTTCGTGAAAAATTAGATACTTTGAAAGAAAACTATTTTCCTAAGCAATCCGTTGCTGAGGCTGAAACAGTTGATGATGTAGAAACTGGCACCGCACAGGACGTTGACCTGTCTCCATCTATGGACGCATATACTGCTGCCATCGGTAGAACTTTGAACGGTTAATAGTGCAAAAAAGTTAATTTATAAATAAGTAGAAATAATATTAAAAGGAGAAACAGAATGTTTCAAACAGACCATCTACAAGAAAAGTGGCAGCCAGTCCTTCAACATCCTGATCTTGATGAGATCAAGGATAGTTATAAGCGGGCAGTCACTACAGTAATTCTTGAGAACCAAGAAAAGGCTCTCAGAGAAGATCGTGCGTTTCTTTCAGAAGCTGCACCAACTAACTCAACAGGGGCATCAGTTGATAACTGGGATCCGATTCTAATATCACTGGTCAGACGTTCAATGCCGAACTTGATCGCATATGATATTTGCGGTGTTCAACCTATGACAGGCCCAACAGGACTTATCTTCGCAATGCGTTCACGTTTCAGTTCTCAAACTGGTGCAGAAGCGCTTGCTGACGAAGCATTTCCTGATATTTCTAACCAGAACGCTGCTAGTACAATTGGTGGTACTGACATCGGTTCTACAGAAACCAACCCTGCTGTTCTAAACGATAGTCCTTCTGCTGGAACATACACCAGTGCAACAGGTATGACTACTGCTCAAGGTGAAGCATTAGGTGATAACTCAAGCACTAACGTATTCGCAGAAATGGCGTTCAGTATTGAGAAGCATACGGTTACTGCGGTAACAAGAGCTCTTAAAGCTGAATACTCAATGGAACTTGCACAAGACCTTAAAGCGATTCATGGTCTTGACGCTGAGACAGAACTTGCAAACATTCTGTCTGCTGAAATACTTGCAGAAATCAACCGAGAAGTTGTTCGTAACATTTATGTTACTTCAGTTGCTGGTGCTCAAGTCAATACAACCACTTCTGGTATCTTTGACTTAGACACTGACTCAAACGGTCGATGGTCTGTTGAAAAATTTAAGGGACTTCTCTTTGCGATTGAACGAGATGCTAACGCAATCGGTCAACAAACTCGTAGAGGGAAAGGTAACTTGATAATCTGTTCTGCTGATGTTGCTTCTGCACTTCAAATGGCAGGTGTTCTTGATTACACCCCTGCTTTATCATCTAACTTAAATGTTGATGATACAACAACTACTTTTGCTGGTGTTCTTAACGGACGATACAGAGTCTATGTTGACCCTTATGCCGCTAACGTAGCTGCATCACAATACTACATTGTGGGTTACAAAGGTACTTCACCTTATGACGCTGGATTGTTCTACTGCCCATACGTTCCGTTACAAATGGTTCGTGCGGTGGGTGAGCAAACTTTCCAACCTAAGATTGGGTTTAAAACTCGATACGGTATTGCTGCTAATCCTTTCCACACTGGAACGGTAGCTGCTACTGCTGAAGGTGCGATTAGTATTACTGCTAACACTAACAAATACTATCGTAGAGTGAAAGTTACTAACCTTATGTAATAATAAGAGTTGGATAACCAACCATAAAAAGGGGTCATTTGACCCCTTTTTTTTGTATAAATAATGGTGCATCATTCGATGCTCCATAAGTCATGGGTAAAAAGACTACAACATCGTTCATTCACTTAATTGTGAACGGAAGTAAGTGTAGTACGCTGAAGGAACGCATCTCGCTAAGGCAAAGGAGATGATTATGGCTAACTTTTATCGTGGCGTTGAATATACTCCTGTAACTCCAACCTCAAAATCTTTACGAAAGTTTAGATCAGAGGGTGAGTACATCTATAGGGGTCTAAAATATAATGAAGCACAGATAGAGTCAAATCAAAGACAACGAGAAGGTATTTATCGTGGTCTAAAATGGTCTGACTAAAATACTGTCGGGGGGAGGGTTTACTCCCTCCCTTTCATTATAAATACTAATATGGCTACATCAACATCACCACTTGCTCGACAACCAGATAAGTTAGATTATCTGAGTCCGACACAGTTCAAGTTTAACATTCATCAACTACCAAAGGTTGAGTTTTATTGTACAGCTGCAAATGTACCAGCAATAAGTTTGGGTGAAGCAGTCTTTCCGACACCTTACAAAGAAATACCCATAATGGGTGATACCCTCACCTATGATAATCTTAGTATAACTTTTGTTGTTGATGAACATTTAGAAAATTATATTGAGTTACATAACTGGTTAATCGGAATCGGATTTCCTAAAAATAGAAATCAATTTTCTAATTTTAGATCATCAACTTCCAGCACACCAGTCGCAACTCAAGGACTGAGTGATGATATTGGTGATGTAAAACCCTCAACATCTGCAAGAGGAATGTTTGGAGATGCGATTCTAACCACACTGACAAATAAAAATAATCCAGTGGCTGAGATCCGTTTTCAAGATTTATATCCTGTTGCACTTGGAGCTATAGACTTTACACAAGCGGTTTCAGATGTTGAATATATAAGTGTAACAGCAGATTTTAGTTACAAGATTTATGAGATTGTAACTCTATAACGGAGATATTATGACACTTGATGATTTGAAGGAACAAGTCAAAAACGACTTGGCAATACTTAATGATGAACGACTAGACAACGAATCTTTTAAAAACCAAGAACTTTATTCAAAGTATCTAGACCACAAAACAAACTTTGAACTTTTACTGTATCGTGCAAAAGGTGACTACAAAGTTTTGTATCGTGAGAAATGGGAATACTATGGTGGTAAGGCTGACGCAAAAGTTTATGCGACCAAACCATTTGATCTAAAAGTTCTCAAAACAGATCTAAGCATTTACATAGAATCTGATGAGGATATAATTAAAATAGAACACAAGATTTCATACCTAGAGACTGTGGTAAAATACCTTGACGGTGTTTTAAAATCTATCAACAGTCGAGGCTGGGATATTAAAAATGCAATCAGTTGGAGACAGTTTGAATCTGGAATGTTATGAATGTTTTTCTTGGTAAGTGGATTGGTTACTACGAAAATGTAGTTCCTGATAACCTTTGCGATGATATTATAAATTACACAGTGAATAGTAAGACTATGACACCCTCTACATACTCTACGCACAGTGGAGAGAGTTCTAGGAGTGCTGAGAGGGTATATATGGACGATGTGTGGTTTAGGTTCGGTGAAGATAAATTTTATGAAGAAATGAGAGAACGTACATTAAAAGTTCTTGACATATACAATAAAGTTCACAGTGTCAACTGTACCAGACTTACAGACTTCAGAGTAAACCGATACAATAGTGGAGGATTCATGTCAGAACACATAGACAACATACATCACTCACACGGCCAACAATATGGATATCCACATCTGTCAGTTTTACTTTTCTTGAATGAGGATTATGAGGGTGGTGAGTTTGTGGTTGCAGATAATGAGTATCAAACTGAAAAAGGTTCTGCAATTAGTTTTCCGTCGAATTTTATGTTTCCACATAAGGTAAATAAAATAGAGTACGGTACAAGATGGAGTGTAGTATCATGGTTGATGTAAAATCATACAGTTGTTTTCCAACAATGATATATGAGTTTAAAGGTATTGACAAAGCTAATCATTTAAAAATGTCAAACATTGTTGATTTTGAAAATGAAAATAACAATAACGAATTACATAATCATCTTGCATTTTATTCCTTCGCAAAAAAAGTCATAGAGTGTACCAAAGAAATAATGCGATTGAATCAATATTTTTTTGAAGATGTTGAAATAACAAATATGTGGGCTAACACATTACAACAAAAAGAAAGTCACCCACCCCATACACATTCAAATAATATATTCTCAGGTGTTTATTACCTGAGAGCATCTAGTACAACTGCACCCATACAATTTTTTGATCCTAGACCACAGGCATCAGTATTCAAACCAAGAAATACTCCAAACTGGAATAACTCTAGTATGATTCAATTTGATTCTGTCGAGGGTAAGGGTTTTATATTTCCATCTTGGTTGATGCACTGGGTTCCACCCACAGATGATGAAAGGGTCAGTATATCATGGAACGTAATCATCAGAGGTGATTACGGTGAACCAAACACTTTGCAAAATGCACATATCTAAACTTAATGAGGTTTACCTAAAAGTTGAAACTGACTCTGGACTCGCAAGAGAACTGTCAGACTATTTTACATTTGAAGTGCCAGGCGCTCGGTTCATGCCCGCATATCGTAACAAAGTCTGGGACGGTAAGATACGATTGTTCTCTGCACAGACAGGAAAAATTTATGTTGGACTATTAAGTTATGTGCAACAGTTTTGCGACACTAACGAAATACAATATATAATAGAGGATAACTTAAAAGATGAGAAGCTCAACTTACAGAAAGATACGACAGAGAACTTTATCAAATCTCTCAGGCCCACTTCCAACGGAAAACTTTTGGAACTTCGTGATTATCAGATTGATGCCGTACATTCAGCAATACGAAAACATCGTGGTCTATTTCTTAGCCCTACCGCTTCTGGTAAATCGTTAATCATATACTCACTGGTAAGATACTACGATATCTTACTGGGAGATCAAAAAATATTGATACTTGTTCCAACCACATCACTGGTTGAGCAAATGTATTCTGATTTTATTGACTATGGTTGGAGTGATGATTTTTTACATCGCATCTATGCTGGTCACGAAAGGGATAGTCCAAAGTCTGTCTATATATCTACATGGCAGTCTTTATATAAAATGAAGAAACCATACTTTAAACAGTTTGGTTGTGTGATCGGAGATGAAGCTCATTTGTTCAAAGCAAAGTCTCTCACCAGTATACTTACAAAACTTGATTTGTGTAAATATAGGTTCGGATTAACAGGAACTTTAGATGATACACAAACGCACCGTCTTATTCTAGAAGGGTTGTTTGGTTCTGTACAGAAAGTCACCACAACAAAAGAATTGATTGATAGTGGAACACTGGCTGATTTAGATATAAACTGTATTGTATTAAAACACACAGAAGAAGAAAGTAAAAATTTAAAGGGGTCTAGCTATGCTGAAGAAATCAATTACTTGGTGGG